AAACCTGCTGAACTTCGTACACGAGAACGACCCGGACGTACACCCGTACCCCTCGCAGATCGAGATCGTGTCCGTATCGGTAATATCCGAGTCGTTGACGAGCTGGCGCGTTTATCTCTACGGCCGCGACACCTTTGAGGGGACGGGGTACATGGACGACGGCTTTATGGGGAGCGTCAACTTTGGCAGCCTGAACCTGAAAGACGGCGTTTATGCCCAGGATGTCCAGGGCACGCTCCCATACGTTGACCTTGACAAGACGAACGAGCTGCATTTGCGCATACAGAACCTCGGCTCGGCGGCGTCAAGGTGCAGCCTGATATTCATCTACAGATACTGAGGTGTTGCATGAAGAGACTTGCTTACATAGTCGTATTACTCCTCTTCCCGTGTGCGGCGCTTGCGTTCATGGGCGACCCGCCGCCCTCGCCGCAGCCTGCATACCGCGGCGACTATCAGGCAGACCTAAGCGTGGAGTCCGCGCTAACCGCCGCGCCGGAAAGCGGCATGGCCTGGCTGGTTAAAGACATATCCGTCCTAGCCGACTACGGCGCACAGTTCCCGTCGCCTCTAAGGTTTGAGGCGGTGGACGAGGGATACGTGGTCGGCGAAGCCGTATACGAGAGCCTCGATGCGCTGCGGGGGGCCGAGAGCGTCCTGCCTATGCAAGACGACTGCAAGGTGACTATACACCTGTTCGACCGGCCCCGGCATATCGGCGGGCAGGACTCTTTCGTACAGGCGTATTTCGAGAACACGAGCACGGCGACCGGCGGTAAGGTGCTCGTGTTCATCCATTACGACGCATATCCCGATCCGCTTGGAGGTTACAGCCTGTGAAGGGCATAGCGGTTGCCATACTTGCGGCGGTCATCGCCTACCAGTCGTCCGGCGTAGCGGTCGAGGGCCCGCATTCGGACCCGGCTGTCATGGGCCCGGACGCGGCCTGCACGGCCTGTCATGTCCCGACGTCCGGCTTCATGCAGGGGGCCCAGAACATGCGGGACGGCGTATGCCTCAGTTGTCACAACACGGCTGGCCGTGGCGTGTCGATCGGCGCAGGGCATCGTGACTACTTCCACTCGCCCAGGAAGACGGGCGTGGTCTATGCACAGGTACTGTTCGGCCACTCCATGGTGGCGGCACCGGAATTCAACCCTGTGCGTGTGAAGAACTTCGGAGATCCCGGATACGGCACGGTGAGGAGGCCGTACCAATCTAACTCCTGCATGGAATGCCACCGGCCGCACCGCTCAGACAAGGAGAACTATCTCAGATGAAGATGCAGTTGTTATACGTGGCAGCGGTAGCGGCGTTATTCTGCGCCCTGGCGGGCGGACGATACGCAGACGCCTTTGAGGCCGATGTCTCGTCCACCGCCCGGCTGTATGTCTATTACCCGGACGCCCCGGATACCGCCGTAACGGTCGGGATATACGGCGAGGACGGTACGCTCGTCGCATCCGGACCGATGCAGCCGTCCGGATACGTGGCAGGCCTCAGTTTCCTCAACTGGACAACGCCCGGAGTGGAAGCGACGTATACGGTATTCTTCAACGCTACGGGCGTGGACGGATTTATGCACACAGAGGCCCTTAACGTCACAGCAGTCCAGGCGGTGGACGTGGACCCGGAGACGTTCTGGAACTATACCGGGTCCGGCGGCAGGACGCTTTCGCAGGATGTTAGCGTGGACGCTGCCGATATATGGACGTATGCGGACAGGACGATCACGGCTGACCCGTCCGAAGCCGGGCTAAACACGGTACTCGCTATACTGAATAGCCAGGTGAGCAAGGGCATACTCCTTAAGCAGATCACGGCGGACGGCGGTACGCTCGTCGTCAAGCAGGCAAAGTACCAGGACATCACGGTCAACCTCGGAGCGGGCTGGGACCTCACTGGCAAGACGGTAAAGCTCGCCGCCAAGCAGTCATACTCGGACACCACGTTCGTATTCGAGAAGACATGCACGGTGACGGACGCGGTATCGGGATACGCCGAGCTCACGCTCACGGACACGGATACCGCCCAGGCGGGCTCGTATAAATACGAGGTCCTCGTCAGCGAAACGGACGGGACACAGCCCAAGGTTGCCAAGGAAGGCACGCTCAGGATCACGAGAAGCGTCTGGCCCTGAGTGGGCCTTTATCCGCACCCCCTCCCCACCAGTGGGGGAGGGTGGCCCGGAGGGCCGGATGGGGGGGATTAAGGAGACACGATGTACATCACAGTTGAAGAACTCGATATACCGCAGGTACTGCTCATCCAGCTTACGGACGACGAGCAGGCGGGCGAGGTGTCATACGACCGCGCCGAGGCCGCTATAAAGGACGCGGCCGCACTCGTGGACAGCTACTGTTCGGCCCGTTATGCCGTCCCGTTTACCGACCCCGTGCCCCCGGTCGTGGTCCAGCTCACTAAGGACCTGTCGTCATACCACCTCTACAAGAGGCGAGGCATGATACCGGACGACATAAAGGAGTTGTACAAGAACGCCATGAAGGTGTTGGCCGATATCAGCAGGGGTCTCGTAAAGCTCGGCGTCGAGGTGGAGCCGGAAGGCCCTCAGGGCGGCGGCGGCGTGATCAGCGGGCCGGGCAGAACATTCGGCCGGGACAGGATGGAGGGGTTTTAAACCGTGTTTATCCAGGTGGAAGCCGCGCTCATACAGGCCGTCAAAGACTCGCCGCTCGGCAAGGAGCTGAGGACTGTAGGCGCATACTCGGATATAAACGCCGGGGACTTCAGCATGTTCGTGGCGGGTTTCCCCGGTGTGTACATAGCTCTCACCGGCGCGGAGTTTAGGCCGATAACACAATCGACCGTGCGCGTCGATGCCAGTTACATGGTCCTCGCGGGTTCGCGCCACCTCGGTAGCCAGACAATCGCGAGGACCGGTGAGGGTACAGGGGCGTATGTGGCCCTGCAGGCGCTCATAGAGTTGCTGTACGGAAGTAAACTTGGCCTCGACGGCATATCCTCGTTACAACCTGGGAGGCTGTACTACAAGGGCAACACCGACCTTCTCAAGAGCGGCGTCGCCCTGTACGCGATAGAGTTTGCTACATCCTGGGAACAGACGGTTGTGGACGATGAGGCCGACGCGCCCATGCTGACCAAGATAGGGATCGAGTACTTCCTGAAGCCCGGCGACGAAGTTGCCGACGCAAGCGACGAATTAACCTTAAACGAGCAAGGAGACCCGTAATGAAAATGATCAAGGTAAGAGCAAAGAAGGGCATGAAGGCCCCGAAGGAAGGTAAGCCCAGGGAGTACATCACTGACGGCGAGCCGGTAGACGTCCCGGATACGGGTTACTACAGGCGGCTTGTCAAGGACGGGTCGCTGGAGACAGTCAGCAAGGCCCCCTCCAAGAAACCCAAAGAGTAAAGGAGACACGTTATGGCAGAGATGTTAATCCAGGTGCCGGAGGTACCGACCTCGACGAGGGTGCCAGGCAAATACTTCGCATTCGACACGCGGCTCTCGAACGCAGGGATGCCCTCGACGCTCCAGAAGGTCCTGCTGATAGGACAGAGGACGGCGGCAGGTGGCAAACCCGCGCTTGAGCCGGTCGACATATTCAAGACGGCCGAGGCCGAGGAGCACTTCGGTTCCGGCTCACAGCTTCACCGCATGGCACTGGCGGCCGTACAGGCGAACCCGTTCGTGAACCTGTCCTGCATAGCGCTGGACGACGCGGGTGCCGGTGTCGCGGCCGCGGGCTCCGTACAGTTCACGGCCGCGCCTACGACTGCGGGCGTGTACACGCTCTGGGTCGGAGACGGCAAGGTGGAGATAGCGGTTGACGCAAGCATGACCGTGACCGAGATAGCGGCCGCGCTCGTCGCACAGATAGGCAAACAGCCCGCCCTCCCAGTATCGGCGGCCGTGAACGGCGTGGACGACACTATAGCGGACATCACAGCCAAGAACAAAGGCGTGCAGGGTAACGGCATCCTGCTTGCGGACGAGATGACCGCCAAGACGCTCGCAACGACCGTAGCGGTAATGGCGGCTGGCGCGTCCGACCCGGACATCCAGGACGCTCTCGATGTCGTGAAGCCGGTCAGGTACAATATCATCGTATCGGCCTATAACGACGCTACCTCGCTCCAGGCGCTACGCGACCACATGGACGAGGTCGGCGGGCCGATAGAGCAGAGAGGCGCGGTCGGTATAGCCGGTTTCACAGGCGCGTACGCGGACGGCGTAACGCTTGCCTCCGGGATAAACTCTGGCCGGACGCTGATAGCATCGATCAGGGGCACCAAGACGCACCCGATTGAGGTCGCGGCCAGGTTCGGATCTGCGAAGGGCTACATCGAGGACCCGGCCCAGCCTCTCAATAACCTGTACTTAAGGGGCATAGCCCCGCCCGCCCAGGCGGACCGATACACCTGGACCGAGATGAACAACATGCTGCACAACGGCCTCACGCCGCTTGAGGTCAGGAAGGGCGACAAGGTTGTCATAGTCCGGGCGGTCAGCACGTACACAGTCAACGACGCCGCTGTGGACGACCCGGCGCTCCTGGACATAACGACGATCTGTTCACTCGACTACGTCCGGGACGCGGTAAAGGAGCGCCTCACGCTCAGGTTCCCGGCCCCGAAGTTCACCAAGGACTTCCCGGACCGCGTCATAACCGAGGTCGTGGACGTCCTGTACAAGCTCGATGAGTTGCAGGTCGTCCGCGAGACCGACCACTACAAGGACCTGGTCGTGGCGCAGGGCAACCTGACGGACGTAACCAGGCTCGACATCGAGATACCCGCAGCAGTCGTGGCGGGCGCGCATGTTATAGCGGGCAACATTAACCTATTCCTGGACAACAGGTCCTGAGCATAAGGAGAACACGACATGGCCACGCATAAAAGCGTAGTTAAGGTATACATAAACGGCCAGCCCATGACCGACTTCAAAGGCTTCACCGAGAAGTCGGTCGAGAGAAGAAAGGCCGTGGATCTCGCGGGCGGTACAGGCGTATGCAACCTGACGCCGCGCTATGCATTCTCACTCAAGTACGTCTTGCCCGCAGGAGAGGAGTTCGACTTCGACTCACTGGAGGACGCCACGTT